CACATAAGGGGTGGGTACAATGTACTCACCCTTTTTGTTTATATTTGTACCAACAATTAAATCTACTTATGATAAAATCTACAAATGAGCTTAAGGACAGGATCTTTGTCCTAAACTCCGACACGACCCCGTTAACTTATGTGTTGCCATCCCGCAACACCAGAAGGTTCCCACTACTCCATTTCGATGGAAAGACTAACCGTGCGCTTCGTTACGCAAGAAACCAGAAGTCAGTATTCGAAGACGAGCAGGACGACAACGCAATTGTTGAACCAGTTATCTTCGATGATGGCGTATTGGTAGTCCCAGTGAACAATCCTATCCTGTCGAAGTTCTTGGATATTCATCCACTGAATGGTCAGATCTTTATGGAATTGAATCCAGAAAAAGAAGCCATGACTGACATCGAGGACTTAAATGTAGAGCTAGACGCCCAGATTGCAGCTAGATCTATGGACCTAGATACCATGTTAGCTATCGCTAGATTGGTGTGGGGCCCTATCGTAGACACGATGACCACTCCAGAGTTAAAGAGAGACATCTTGTTGTACGCAAGAGAGTATCCGATACAATTACTTGAGATGTTAAACGACCCATCATTGACTGAGACAGCTTTAGCCTCTAAGGCGCTTTCTGAGGGCTTGTTTGGTATGCGTAACAATAACCGTGAGATCTGGTTTAATATGACCGGAAACAAGCGTAAGTTGATGAACGTGCAGCAGGGTGAAGATCCAGTATACGTGCTTACTGCGTACTTAGAATCTGCTGAAGGAAAAGAAGTTTTAGAAATGGTAAAATCTAAGTTATCGTAATTATACGTATATTTGTTGTATGGAAAAATTTTTAAGCATCCCAGTTACTAGCGAACAAAGTCAGCTAGTTCAGGCTACAGGAATCATTTTGATTGAACAAGCCTCTACAACAACCGTTACTATCGCTTACGGCGGTGGCAAAGTGGTTACACTTACACATGCTACTGCTGGTGCAGGAGACGAGACACAGCGTGACGCAATTCAAAATGCCGTAGTTGCTGCTTTGCAGACTTCTTGGACTTATGTTGCATACACTGTATCTAACCTTCCCTACGCTGTTAGCGGAATTGCTGTAGCGTAAACATTAAGACTATTTAAAACTAAGGCCATCTCGAGAGGGGTGGCCTTTTTTTGTTATCTTTGTGATGACATGATTAACACGGTTAGAAATACTGTTATGGCTATCATAAACAAGGATAACAACGGTTATATTACACCGGAGGAGTTCAACTTGTTTGCCAAGCAGGCTCAGTTAGAGATATTTGAACAATACTTTTACGATTATACAAACTGGGTTAACAAGAGAAATGCAAGACTAGCCAACGATGGATATTCAGACATACAGAAACAAATTGCAGAAAACATTGATACATTTAGCGCTCAGGCGACTCTTGCGTATAATTCTGGTGCCGGGGCTTTTACTGCATCTGACGATTCTTACTTTGTTAACGTTCTACTTTACGGCAACAAAGAGATTGAGTACGTGGCTCACACAAAGATTATGAATCTTATCTCGTCAAACTTGACGACTCCTACTACGTCGTATCCTGCATACTACGAGAAGGACCACCTTTACTATGTATATCCACAATCAATCCAAGCCAATGTTAGTGCTCTGTACGTTCGCTATCCTCTTGATCCTAAGTGGACATACACTGTCGTGTCGGGGTCGCCTATATTCAACCCGTCAGCTCCTGATTATCAAGACTTTGAGCTTCCGCAGAGCGCACAAAACGATGTAGTTTTCAAGATCCTTTCATACGCTGGTGTTAATATCCGTGAGAACGATGTAGTTCAGTTCGCAATGGCTGGAGATAACGCAGAGCAAACTAAGCAATCATAATGTCATATATAAGTAATCAACAGTACTACTCAGACCCAAATAATAACGGGGACTACCAGTACGTCAGCCTGTCTGACGTGGTGAATAACTTCATGCTTATGTATGTTGGTGACGATAAGTTGATCGGAACCGTGAACAGGTACAATGTACTGTTCTATGCAAAGCGTGCCATCCAGGAGTTAAACTACGATGCAGCGAAGAACATTCGTGTTATTGAGTTCAAGATTGGTCCTGACTTAAAGTTGACATTGCCTCCCGACTATATGAACTACGTTCGTATTTCGTTGGAGACTGAGGGCATCTTGCATCCATTATTTGAGAGCAAGTCAGTAAACTATGCACAGTCATACCTTAAAGATTCAAGCGACAACATCCTTTATGACCAAAATGGTGAGGTTCTTACCGGCACGTCTGAGCTTGACATTAAGAGACTGCAAGGATATCCAAAGGCATTGTTCAATGGTGACGCTTGGGCTAACGGTAAGTGGGGATGGTTTGTAGATGGTCTTTGGTATTTCAACTACAACTTGGGTGGATACTACGGTCTGAACGGTGAGACGGCTAACGCTAATCCATCATTCAGAATAGACCAAGGATCTGGAGTGATCAACTTCAGTTCTCAAATGTCTGACCAACTGTTGGTTATGGAGTACATCTCTGATGGTCTTGAAAACGGTGACGACTCATTGGTCAAGGTAAACAAGTTTGCCGAGGACTTCATGTATAGTTATATCAAGTGGGCTATTTTAAACAATCGTGTTGGAGTACAGGAGTATATTGTTCGTAGAGCGAGAGAAGAGAAGTCAGCCCTTCTTCGTAACGCAAAAATTAGAATGAGCAACTTGCACTCTGGTAGATTGTTGATGGTATTACGGAATCAATCTAATTGGATTAAATAATGCAACTAACAAGAACGCTGGTATCCGGCATAATGAATAAGGATCTAGACGAGCGCCTAGTTCCAAACGGGCAGTATCGTGACGCCCAAAACGTAACGATCGGTACCTCTGAGGAGGCTGGTATTGGAGCTGTCGCTAACGAACTTGGTAACACTCAGGTTAGCGGATTGCAGGCGGCTGCTAGGACTTTCTCTGGAAACAATGCATTCTCATTGGCAGGTTCTAAGACAATTGGTTCTATATCTGTCCCTGCTGAGTTCTTGATATTCTGGTTTGTAAAGGCTACAACCGGTAGCATCATTGCATCTTACAATGCACAGACGGGTCTTACGTCCATTATAGCAATGGACACTAGGGCTGGCTCTAGCAATGTATTGAACTTCAATGTAGACTACTTGATTACTGGTGTAAACTATATCAATGGTCTATTATTCTGGACAGACAACTTAAACCCACCTAGAAGAGTAGATACTAAGGCATTTTATGCTTACAATAACTTCACACAAGATAGTGTCAATGTGATTGTAAAACCACCATTAGATGCGCCTACGTTGACTTTGAGAGAGGATAGTAGCGTCTCAAACAATATTAAAGACAAGTTCTTGTACTTTGCTTATAGATATAAGTACATGAATAACGAGTACTCTTCTTTTTCTCCGTTTTCTTCAGTTGGTTTTGAGCCGGATACATTCACATTTGACTATGGCACTGGTGTCAACAAGTCAATGCAGAACAGGTGGAACATTATAGACATTTCATTCTCTACTGCTGGATCAAACATTAAAGAGATTCAACTGTTATTTAAGGACTCTGCGAGTACAAATGTAAACGTCATTGAGAACCTAGTATTGTCGGACTTGGTTTTGGGCAATATTCAAGGTGTTACGTATAACAAAGGAGCCCAAACTGCCAAGTTCTCAGGCTTTGCCAATAACAAGGTATATGGCGTATTACCATCAAACCAACTCACAAGACTATTTGACAACGTACCGTTAAAGGCAAAGGCTCAAGAGCTAATCAGCAGCCGGATTATATACGGAAACTATACCCAGTTCTACAACATTGTATCCATAACCGGAAAGGGAATTATTCCGAATTACTCTGTAAGTATTGTTAGCGAAAGCAAGCTAAGCACTGGTTATGTTATAAATAGCCCGGTAAAGACAATGCACTCTGATAGAGACTATGAAGTTGGTATTTGCTACATGGACGATTACGGTAGAATGAGCACTGTGTTGACATCAACCACAAATACTGCAAGTGTTTCATCGGCAAACTCAGACACAAGCAATTACTTAAAGGTTAACATAATAAGTGAGGCTCCCTCATTTGCTACCAAGTACAGAATATTTGTAAAGCAAGCAAAGGGCCAGTACTACACTATATTTCCAAACATTTTTTATACTGACGGAATATATACCTACTTTATGATCAACGAGTCTGACGTGGACAAGGTTCACGCCAATGACTACATTGTATTCAAGTTAAACCCTAATGGAATTACGTACAGCAATGCAGAGTTTAAAGTGCTTGATGTAGGTGTAAAAGAAAAGGACTTTTTAAATAATAAAAAAGGGCAGATATCTGGTGTGTACATGAAGGTAAAGACCGACGGT